CAGTTTTTCTATATTCTTGCATATAAAGTTTTCTTTCTTCTTTAGTCATAATCATATATTTGATTATAAATATTAAAGTTTCTCTAACTCCCTAGATTTTTTTTAATAAATTCAATTCTTTCTTCAACACTTAAATGGGGGGGGATTTTAATTAAATTTTTAATTCTATGATTATATAAATGACAAAATCCTTTAATAATAAAGTCTATTTGATCTCTATATTCAGAATTAGTTTCTCTGACTAGATTATTTTCTATCTCTACTCCTTCAGGAGACACATAGAAAATGTAATCATACTCATTAATAAAATTACGAGCATACTCTTCATATGAAATTTTATCTGCTTCTTTTATAGATTTAGCAGCACTTGTAAATGCCATTACATCAATAACTGTTCTATCAGTAATTAAATCATCATTCATTAATTCAGCACAACGTTCTGATAAAAATACAGTTTGACCTTTTAATGTGGAATCTGTATTTAATGGAATACCTAAATCTCTTAAATATTTACTACGTTCAGTAGAAAAAGTATAATTTTTAAATTGAGGTAACTCTTTTAAAGCATTAACTAATGTTGTTTTTCCGACACTAACTGTGCCACATAACCCTATTTTCATATTAAAATCTTGATTTTACTTGTGGATTTTTATCTGGTGGTACTCCATTTCTATCTTTACGTGCTTCTATCCAATCTTCTTTAGTGTATTGGAAACCATAAAGGTAATATTCATCTTTTTTCTTCATTTCTTTAGGATACTTAATTGCTGCATGATCCCAACAGTGAAATTTATTATCAAAAAAAGTAATTTGTATTTTATCTGGAGTTTTTATAGTGCGTGTTCTATAATCGTTTATAACATTTTCCATAAGGAATTATTTTATTTGTTCTACATAAGATATAAAATCTTTTATAATATGTTGTTTTACAGGTGATGCCTTTTTATAAGCCTCACGTAATATAATATTAATATCTGTGGTATCCAAGGACTCTACAAGAAGTTTTTTAAGAGGATTTAAAGCACTTTCAGCTAATAAACAATCAGCTGGTTCTCCATAATCTTCTAAATCATTTATGTATAAAGTAATGTATTCTTGTAATTTACTTTGAGAAGTATTCATATAATATTTTTTTAACGTAATTTACTATTTCTTTAATACCTTTTATTTGTTGATTTAACCATTGCATACGTTCACCCATACGTTTACCAGCCATAGGCATTTCAGTATGATTTTCTGGGATGTACTTTAATAATGGTTTCATATATTCTGTACCTGTTAAGAATATAAAATGATCTTTTTCAGGATTAATCCCTACTTGTTTCATTTGACTTAATACTTTTTCACCCCAAGCTTCTTTTTCATCTTTAGGCATTTCTTTTAATGTCTTATCATATGGTGCTAAAACTTTGGTTAAAGGCACTAAATAATGCTTTGCCGATAGAATATACATTTTATCAGGCTTAAGTGATTTACCGTACTCTAATGTTTTTTTAAATGTGGGAGACGCAGAGTATAAATCCTGCGCCTGTGAAGGTTTATCTAATTTAGATTTTGTACAACTTAATAATACAATAGTAGACATTTATAATTGTTTCTCTATAAATATTAAAAATTTTAAGAGAATTCATTAAACCATGTACCATTATCATCATTCTCTACCCATTGTGATTTAATACTTTTCACTATTTGAAAGTATTTTTTCCAATTAATATCACCAATATCTTTAAAATGTTTATATTGTTTACCTACTCTATTATCATAAGCGTATCTTGACTTATGAGATAATGTGATAGATGGATGATTAACTTTAAGTTTAGTACCATTATAATCAACATAAATAATATCTCTTTTTTTAATATACTGACTATTGAAAAAATCTATAGTATATTCTACATAACCACTATCACCTGCAGGTATAATCCATTCAGTAGAATTTTTTCTTAATTGAATTAATTCTTTTTGAATAAAATGTGAAATAGGTTTAGTTTTAACTGTTTTATCTTCATTAGGATTAACTTGTATAAAATCATAATCACCATTAGTAACTACTAATTCTAGATTAAAAAAATCTTTAAGAGTAAGTAATTCTTCTTCAGTTAATGGTTCAGTTAAACTAAAATCAATATCAGGTTTACGATTTTTAAAATCATAATCTATAACACCCATCACATATAATCCTAAACTACCACCCAATATTAACTTATCATTAATACTAGTTAAAGCAAATATAATATCATCATATTTTTGAGGTAATGTTTTAACATTGTTTTTATCAGGATTGATAAATTCTTGTATTTTATTTAATATTCCTATTGGTGACATAACTTATTGTATTTTAATTTTAGTACCTGGTAATTCTTCATTTATTTTTGATTTTGAACTATGAACCCATAATATAGGTTTTAAAGGTTTAGTAGCAGGTGAACTACACTCACCATCAGTTAAATAAATTAAATTATCAAAATCCTTTTTATGTTCTACTAAATACTTCATTACAGGCTCAAAATCAGTACCACCTCTACCTTGAACAGATAGATCTTCTAATTGACCCTTATATTCATAAACTCTTTGAATATCAGCATCACATTCTACTACTGTTACTTTAGTACCTGTTTTATAAATGTGGTAAATTTCATTAAAAAATTCTGCTAATTCACTATTAGAGACTGAACCTGATGTATCAATTGCTACTAATGTAGATTTTTTAAGTTTAATTTTTAATGCAGGATTATCTGAATAACGTTTATTTAATTTACGTCTAGTCTTTTTAGTAATGATTTTGTTTGAAGTGTTACTAAATCTTCGTAAATATGCTTTCCAATCTAATACAGGTTCAGATACTTCAAATAACGAGTCTATATAGTCCTTCATTTCAGAAGGTATTAATCCTCGATTTTTACAGCGTTTTTCTAATTCTTCCGCTATTGCTTTTAATTGATGATCAACTTGTTTACCTATCAATTTACGTTCAGCTTCACCCATTCCTTCCATAGCTTCCCACAAATCATGAATATCAATTTCCATTCCATTCATATAACTAGCAAAATCACCATCAGGATTACTATCTAATTCATCTTGTAATTTATCATAATAGTATTTAGTACCTTGTCTAGGTAATAAATTTAAAGGTTTATAAGTACCTTCATCAAATTCTAATCCATCCCATTTTTCACCTTTATATTCATCTTGAATATATTGGTTAATTTCTAAATCAGCAGCTACATTGTATAATTTTTTATTAGGAAAACGATCAAAATGTTGCAAATGGAAAAATGCAATATGAAGTAATTCATGTTTTAGAACTGCTAATTTGGTATTATCATCTAAATTTTCCCAAAATTCAGGATTAACACATAACTTAATATTAAGTTTATCAGGTGTTACACACGCTGTAGGAATCGAAGTATTTAATTCCTTATTAAGTGAAATTAAAAATAAACCATAGAATGGTTCTTTTAACATTAAAGTTTTAGAAAACTTTGTAATCTCATGATATATAGACATAACTTTTATTTTTTAATAATATACAAAGGCCTCTTTAAGAGGCCAATTTTATACTTGATAAATTTAAACCACTTCCACCACCTTCTTTCATATACTTGTTTAAATTTTCTAATACTGAATGTATTATGATTTCAGTTTTTTCAGGATCATTTTGGCAATTTTTATATAATGCAGCGTTAAATGATCTCCAATCAGCTTGATAATTAATTCCTTTGTCTTTTAAATATTTTTCAATACTTTTAAAACTTTTATTTTGAGACATACTTAAACCACTACCCCATGAAAATAAATTTTGGTATCTATTTAAAAGTAGAGCAATAGTAAAGTAATTTGTTTCAATATTAACATTAGATAACATTTCTAAAGCTAAATTAATATTAGCTTGTTCTCTACTTTCAAACATGCTACTTAAAGTGGCTAAATAATCATTATCTAATTCAATACCATCAGCATTTAAATCTGTCAAAAAATCTTCATCAAATAATATATTAATTGAAGGATTTTCTAAAGCTAAATCTAAATAGTTTAAAATCTCTTTAGTATAAGTATCTCTATATAAAGCTTCTATATATTGAGTTTTAATTTTAGTAGTGTCAACTACTCTTTTAAAATTAGGTGCTAAACTATTAGTTAAATTAGTATTTTTATAATAACTTATAAGCAATAAAGGCGTGTCATTTTTAAAAATAGGTTCAATTCTTTTATAAGCATATTCAGTTGAATTTCTTTTTATATAATCTTGTAGAATTTGAGTTTTTTCTAAAAATGAAAATTCTTTTAATACTAATTTTTTTAAATCTTTTTTAAAATTAAGTAAATATTCTCTACTAAAAATAATAGTATTAGCTTGTTCTACTCTAGAAGTTTTTTTACTTGTAGAATTTTCAAAATATTCCTTAACCCGATGTCTTGGAATATTAGATAATTTACCTAAATAAACTTTATCCCCTAAATTAGTATTAGGGGATTGATTTAATAGTTTTTCTATTAGATTTTCATATTTAGTTTTATCTTCTAATACAATATGGTCAGTTACTCCCTGCCAATTAGTATCTATATGATTATTAGAATTTTGATATATTCCTAAACAATTTACTATCATAATTTTTATTATTTCATTATAAATTCAACTAATGACTTGTCCATCATCATTGTTTTAAACTTAGATGGATTATTATTATAAACTGATTTTACCATGTTATAACAGATATCAGTTGTAAATACTTTTTCGTTTACAATTTTAGATAATCTTTCAGTAATTGGTTTATCTACAGTATTTGTTTTAGCAAACAAATCTAAGAAGTTAATAATTCTAGTTGATAATGTTGATGCAATATCAGCTCTATATTTTTCTTCTTTACCTGTTAATGATTTTAATGTATTTAAAACATATTGTTCATCTTGATTCATTATGTTTTCAGGTGAAATCATTTTATCTAGTTTATTATTAATAAACATAGTAAACATTGAACTAAATTCTGGTCCTACTGATCCTTCACCTATCATTTGAATTAATGGTAATGAATTATCAAAATTACTGATTGATGAAATTGAGTTAAAGAACATAGATATGCTTCTACTATTAACATCTTTAGTTACTAATTCAGGATGCATTAATAAGAAGTTAATACATCTACCATCAATATGATTTTCCTCAGCCCATTTAGCCCAACAATCAATATCGTATTTTAATTGTACCGAAATAAAACGTGTTTTTTGCGCGTTATCTATACTATTAACTAAATAATCACCATTGTCAGGATTAGCAGTTAATATAATATGCCAATCTTTAGGTAAGGACCAACTAATATATTGTTGTCTATCAATTAGCTCCATTACAGCTTGTATAAACCTAATATCAGCTCTATTCCAGTCATCTAATAATAAAATACCACCATTAGACTTGTTGGCAATCCATTCAGGTGGACAATATGACATTCTATTTTGACCAGTTGATTTATAACCTAATTTAAGATATTCATCAAACGCATGTTCATCAATCCAAATAGTCTCTTTATCATCTTTTACTTCAAATTGACGAATTGGAAAACCTACTAAATCACCAATTTCTTCAATTTGTGCTAAATTTAATTTAACGAAATTTAAATCTAACTCTTTAGCTAATTGAACGATGGCTGAAGTTTTACCTATTCCTGATTCTCCAATGACTTCAGTTGATACTGGCAGTTTGCCTTGGCTTTGTAGGAAACGATTGTTTTCAACAATATGTGTTAAGAATTCTTTTAATTCGGTTACATTAACCGATACTAAATTTTGTTTTGACATAACTTTTATTTTTATTAATAATGTTTAAATATACTAAGATAAGAATGGAGGGCCAAGCCCTCCTTTTCTAATTAAATTTTAATATATCCTCTGCGACATAAATACCTTGTGCACCACTTACTGTTATGCCTCTAGCACTTAAAGCATCACCAACAAAATGGACATTTGGATATTTAGTTAAAGCTAAATTAGTATAATCAACAAGAGGTTCTGGGGAAAGATACTTGCACTCGGGTATATAGATTCCCCAGTCATCTTTTAATGTTGGAAATACTTTTTTCATATCCTCAATAAATTCATCTATGTAGTTAAAGTAACCTTGGAATGTTTTTCTTACACTAACCATATCAGCATCAGTTATTTGAAAAGCATCTACTAATTCTCCTTCTGATGTTAGTGAAGGTTTTCTTGAAGGTGAATAATATAACCCCCTATGATCTATAGATTGTAGTTGTTTTACAACATCTCTACTCCAAGTAAATGGATCTTCAATACCATTTAACTCCATTATAATACCAAAGTTAGTCATGTTATTTCTATAACGTTCGTCTTTTTTAGCATGCCCATTGTAAGTATAGTTTCCGTATGTCTCTTCTACTGCAACATATGCTGCATTATTATTAGTACAGAATGAACGTAATGATACTCCTTTATCATCGAATTTTCTATATAATTTAAAATCGTAACTAATATCAATTAATTTTTGGAAATGATGTTGTGGAGCTTCAAAACGAACACCAATTTGTACTGATTTAGGCTCAGTTGGAAGGTTATATTTTTCTGCTAATACTTTACCAAAATCAATTCCTGATTTGCCTACAGCAAATATAAGTTCATCATAGCTTTGTTGCCATTCTTTATTAGTTAAATCTTTCCAATATACTGTATTTTCTTTAAATTCAATAGTATGTACTTTAGATTCCCATTCAAAAACAACTCCATTATCAACTAAATATGAGTACCAATTTTTAGCAATTTCTAATAAGTAATCAGTTCCAACGTGCCATACTGGAAATAAGCGTAAACCAAAGTATGGTTTAATAAAATCAGGTTCAGCATCAGGATCAGAGCATTGTACTTCTTCAGGTTTAGGGTGAAAACGTTTAAAGTTAGTAATAACTTGATCCATTAATTCCATGGCTTTGTCTTCACCACAGTATTTTTTTAATTGACCACCAATGGCTGTGTGGTAAGTTAATTTACCATCACTCCACGCTCCAGCACCGGCAAAACCACACATTACTTCACTTGGTAATCTATTATATGGGTCTTTTCCCATATCTATCATTGTAATAAGGTTTCCTGGGTAGCCGTTATCTACTAATTTAAGTGCTGCATTTATTCCAGCTACTCCACTACCTACAATTACAATTTTCTTTGTGTATTTACTCATATTTGTTTATATTTCCATTTATAACCTAAAGCAGTTTTTTGCTTTCCTAATATACAATCTTTTATTTGAGAGGTCAAGTTACTTGTTTTTCCTGTTTGTTCTTTTATCCAAAGTGCAGCTTGACCTTTACTTTCCCACTCTTTTATAAAATTATCTTTTAAATCAAACATTAATACAGGTTTAGCTTGTTTAAGTTTAGCTATACCCATATTAATTTTATGTTGTTCTGAAAAAGGTTTTGGTATTTGATTACCTTTACTGATTTTATCTCTTACTTCTTTAGTATAGTATTGAGTATGATTAATTAAGGAATTTTTTATTTTATTATTTCTTTCAGGAGATGAAACCCATCCAGGTCCTCTTCCCCCACCCCCATCATTTTTATTTTCTAATTCAAATCCCCAACTTTTAAATACTTCAATATACCAGGATTCCCAAAATTTCCATTCAT